GGCGCGGTGCCGTCGAGGTAGTCTTCCACCTCGTTGGCCCAGTTCGCCAGTTGCCCGTTTCGTTCCAAGAGCTTAATGCTGTTGTAGCTCCATCCGGAGACCGGATAGGTGAAGGCGGCTTGGATTGTCCCGGTGACAAGCAGCAGGACCGCCGCCATAAGAATCGAGCGCTTCATGTTTGTTCCTTTCACAGGTCAGGCAACGCCGGGGGCCGCAGCCCCCGGCCGTTACTGACACAGGTTGCCTTTATGGTCAGGTGGGCATCACGATCGTGCTGGTTGTCGGCTGGGCCACCCAAATCGGAGGGTTGACGCCCATATGCAGGAAGGCCCGCACGCCGCCGCTCGAACAGTCGCCGGCCGCCTCCAGTACACCGCCCATATACTGCTTCTGCCCGCCCATCGCCCGGGCCGCCGTCATGATGGTCAGAAGCGGGATCGCCGCCAACACATGGCCGTCGTTCTGCGGGTCGGCCGACAGGTTGGCGACCGTGATCGCCGGGCCGGTCCAGAGCAGACTGCCGGAGGTGATGGTGGTCGTGGTGTGTTGATAGAATTCCACCTTGATGGACGTCCCCAGGTCGGGCACGTCAACGCACACGACGATGTACCAGAGGGGTTGCGGACTGTTCACCCAGTCCTTCCACGCCGACGTCGTCCAGTCGATGACGTTGGTGATGATGCCGGTGGTCGCGTTCGGCATCGCCACCTTGGCGGCGGCGTCGAATTGCCAATTGCTATCGAGAATCATACGTATCTCCTTGGGCTACTTTGCCCGGAACTCAGTTCTTTCGTTCAGGCCGCGTTACGCTCAGGCGGATCAGGTGATCTGGTTGCCGGTGAGCAGGATACGGTCACACCGGCGCAGCGGAATCTCGCCGATGTAAGCCTGGGGCCGCGCGAAGGGTTGGTTCGGCGGGTACTGCACGTTGGCCTTGTTGTCGGCCAGGTTGCGGATCTGGAGCTTCACGCGCTTGTTCATGTAGGCGTAGATCTGGCCCGGCGTGTCGAAGGCTTCCTCGGCCTCGTTCCACTTGTCGATGTCAAAGGCATTGGCGTTGCCCACCGTCTGGTGGATGTTCGCCAGGCGTTTGACGCGCCGCGTGTCCCGCAGGCAGAAGCCGCCTTTCCAGTCGAAGTCCACCATCGTGTACCAGGCGACTTTCTTCTGGCTGTCCGCGACGGCGTTGTCGGCGTCCGTCTGGGTGACCAGGCAGGTATCCGGGTACGGGGTCCGATAGATGCCGCCGCGCTCGCCCTTGGGGTAGATCAGGCAGCAGTCTTGCACGTCCCACTGGATGAACCAGATGTCCGTCATGTTCGACGCCGCGGTGCCGCCGTTGTTGATGACGCTGTCGGTCGCGATGGCGTCGTAGCGGACGTCCAGGCCGTTGAACTCCTTGGGTTCGGCAGACGTGGAGCCGTAGAAGAACATCTCGGCCAGGGATTGCCACATGCCCTCCATGTACTTCAGTTCCTCGTTGCGGAGGAACGAGAAAGGATTCGGGGCGGCGTCCAGGTCTTCCTTGTTGACGCGCATCTCGCTGGTGAACCAGGCCACGCCGTCGGTCCCGTGCTGGACTTGACCCTTGGTGGCGGCCCGGCCCTCACCGCGGGCGTGCAGAGACGGCTGCGGCAGGGACGAAGTGAAGGTGAACTCTTCCCCGTTGACCAGGTTGGACTCGCGCACGGGGGCGTCTGCGAGAATGTCGTTGGTCTGCTCGAGCGGATTGATCTCGGCCAGGAGCTGGTCGTCTTTGCCGAATCTGGCCTTGATCTCACTCCAGGAAAATTGGTTGAGAGAATTCGTGCCCATGTGGCACCTCCATACAATGACGTTTCAGATCATCGCGGGAAGCCGCCACACAAGGCAGGTCCGCTTGCCCCTTTCGCTGGCATGCGCGCCGGCACTTTACCGGCAAGCACTCAGGTCCTCAAAGAGGGAAGCCGAGAGTAAAATGCGGCCGACCGTAAGACCGGCCGCGTATTCATCTATGCAAAGAGCTACTTCGTCGTCGCGGCATAACCGCCGACGTATCTACCGTTTTCGTACCGTGCCCCACGCGCCAGGAAGTACGCTTTTTCTGGATCATCATCTGGCATCGCGCGGTAATGCTCCGGGTGATGCGGATACGCCGGCATGCGCTCCGTCTCCGTCTTCTGGTGCCCATCCCCCCTCTCGGTGCGTCCATCCTGAACGAGCAGGCCGTGGGATTGGGCGATGACCGCCATCATGGGGTCACTGCTGATAATCTGCTTGATCTGGTCGTCGGTCACCTTCTCGAAGGAGTCTACGCCGGCCGCAGCGGCAAAGGCGTCCTTGACCATCTTGGGCATCGTCGCGTGCCGTACCGCCCGGCGGGCGAGCTCCAGGTTCTTGTCGAAGTCCTTGCCCTCGGCCCCGCCCAGTTGCGCTTTGACGGCCGCCTGGCGCTGAGCCAGTGCTTCGTTGGCCGCCTTCGTGGCAGCGGCCTCGGCCGTGGTCTGGGCGGCGGCGGCATCCTCGTCCTGCTTCTTCTTGGCGGCGGCAGCGTCAGCCTCCAGCAGGGGCTGGAAGTTCTCCTTCAAGAACTGCCGCTTGCCGACTTCGTCCTCCGGGATCTTCACGCGAGACCGGAACTCCTGTTGGTTCTTGCGGCCGGCCTCCAGCGCGTCGCCCAGCGTCTTGAACTGCTTGGCGTAGTCACGCACGCCCTCGGGCAGGTTCTGCTCGAACCCGGCCTCGAACGCGCCTTCGTCATTCACAAGTTTCGCCATTACGCCCCATGCCTTTCTCGTGTTTTCTCCCTCAAGTACTCATTCTGCTTCTGACAGAATTGGCCTCTGATTTCGCGCTGCATCCGCACGATCCTCCCTATCATGCGATCCAGTTCCTGCTCGAAGACCGCAACGATAATGTGGGGGTCATCAAGGTCGCTTGTGTGCACCTCGAATACTGGTCCTGGCAGCGTGGCGTCATTACGAAACACGTCCATCCACGGCAGACATAGGTGCACCGTATACACCGTGTCATCCTGAAACTTCTGCTTGGTCTCCACGTGGACCCGATACCCGGTCCACCCCAAGATCACGTCTATGACGTGCTGCTCGTCCGGACTGTAGCCGGATGCCTTTCTCTTTAACGTCACGCCTCACCCCCTTCCGGGGTTGCCGGCGTCTCGTCCGGTGCCGGCGTCTCGGCGGCGGCCTTCTTTTTCGCCACTTCCCGCGCCGCGTTGTTCTTCTGCATCGTCATGGACTTGAGCTGGTCCTTGGCCTGCTCGGACGGCAGCGGCAGCGGAGCGTCCGGGTCCAGGGGCTTGGCCGCCTCCTTCGCGTGATCCATGACGGCCCGCGCCAACTTGGTCACGAACTCCTTGAGGGCGGGACTCAGGCACTGATCGATCTCGCCCAGGGGACCGAAGTTCGCGCCGGACTCCATCTCGGATTCCAAGTCGAAGTTCCCCACGCCCTGATCCATCTTGGCGTGGCACTTCAGGAGACGGACGATCCGGTAGACCTTACCCTCCGGGTTCCGCTTCTGGCGGATGTCGCCCAGGGTGATCGTCACCTCCTTGAGGTGAATCAGGTCGCAGACTTCAGCCCCAACTTTCCGGGCCTCGGCCTGCGCCTCCATTCGTTCTGCTCGTACTGCCATAGTCGTTTCGCCTTATTCACAAGTGGGCATCGGCAAAGCGGACATCGCCTCGACCAAAGGCCCGAAGTTGTCTTTCACCAGCACGCCCAGGTCCGCCAGCGTCAAGAGGCTCTGCAAATGCAGGGCCGTGAACCGCTGCGGGTCACGCGCCATCTCCAGCCATTCCGCCTGCGTGCGAAAAAAGCCCAACGTCTCCAGGACCAGCATCAGGGCTCGCTTGCCCTCGGATGAATTGAAGAACCCGGCCCGCTTGGCGGCAATCTGCTCGTACTGTTGTTGGTTGACGCTCATTACCCCACCTGCGCCAAAAGACTTGAATCTGGGTGATTTAGATGACGCATACGCCAGTATAGAAACTCCTCAAGTCCATCATAACTGTTGGTTCCCTTCTTACGTTTCGCCTTGGTAGCATTCGCCATACGGCGTTCCAGCACGTAAGCCATAACTGTAAGACCTTGGTCTTTTTTGACCCGCAAGTACGGCACAAGGCACGCAAGAACATCATGCGTGTCATCACCACACACTCTCCAGACCAACAATGGTTTTCTATTCAGATTATCTGTTGTCCTATTGCGCTTGTCGTCTATGAATTTCCAGCCACCAAACATGGAATGGAGTAATTCCACCGCCTCCGGCTGGCTCATTGCGACAGTGACGACAGGCCTATAGCAATAGTGATGAAGTCTGTTTATTTCCCTGCATATGGTTATACATCCTTCCCCATCAATGATCCCAGCAGCGTACGCAAGGTCTATTTGACTGTGTATTTTCATACCACGCCAGCCGCAAGCAGACTTGTAGTATCAATGGGTTTGCCATACTGGGCCGAGGCCGCCGCCAATTGTTGGACCTGCTTGGCCTGCTGGACCGCCGCCGTCTGCTGGGCAATCGCGTCAATGATCGCCTGCGTCTCGTCATCTGTCCGCATCAACTGACGCGGGAACCCGGTCTTGTCCAGCGCGAACTCCGTCAAGTCCGGCAGCTTCACCCGGGCGTAGACCTGGGCGGCCATCTCCGGCGAGACGTGGCGGCCGACCACCTCGGCGATGCTGGCCAGGAACTCCATGCCCTGCTGGACGGGACTGACCGACGCCGCCCACTCCTGAACCTGGGCCAGGGGGCCGATGCAGTCAATATCGATCACGTCCTTGCCGGCGGCGTCCTGCAGGACGGCCGGCGCTTCCGGCATCCGGCCGGCGCGGTTCGCAATCGCCGCGATGTTGTTGTAGACGGGAATGATCCCGTCTTCCCACAGGTTGGCGGTCTGGCTGACGAGCAGGCGTGCTTGCTGGGCCTCCGCCGTCGCGATCTCGCGGGCTTGATTCCGCTCGCGCTTCTGCTGGTACATCGGCATCATCTTGAACAGGTCGTATCCGTACCGGGCCCGGATCAGGTCGTAAATGCGGTCCTGGTGCTCGATGGAGATGGGATAGTTGCCTCCCAACTCCAGGTATTGCGGCACACGCTCGGCGCTGTCGAAGGTGTTCTCGGCGCCGGGCAGGAACGAGATATGGCCTCGCAGCTCGCTCGGAGTGAACTTGACCGGGTTGCTCGCCAGGTTGGCCATGTTGTGCAGGTTGTACGCCGCCTGATTGGCCGCCTCGACGGCCGTCGTCACGTCCATCGCCTGCGAGTAGCCGTACAGCTCGTCGGAGTTGCGCCGCATCCGCGTGACCGTAGCCGACAGGTACGACAAGGGCTCGATCCGCACCAGCCGCGAGCCGTCGGAATTGAACTGCGTGTCCGTAGACGTCCCCTGCCCCCCGTGCATCGAGTCGATGTAGGTCACAAGCACGTAAGGCGACCACTTCATCCGGCTCGCAAAGATCGAATCGTCCGCCGGCCGCAGACACTGGACCAGCGTGATTTCCCAGCCGGCCGATTCCGCCTTGCCGGCCCACTTACGGATCGTCGGATGCAGGGTGTCGTCCGGCTTGTTGTACTTCTGGAGGCACTGCTGGGCCGTCAGCGTCAGCTTCTCGTGGAAGACATCGACCTTGCCCTCACAGTTCTGGGCGATCCAGCAGCGGCCCGGATGGGGCACCCGCAGGACGGCCCGGTCCATTTTCAGGGATTCCTCGGTAAGGACCGTGCCGGTGCCGAAACTGCCGCAGTCCTGGAGCCACTCCCCCTCAATCGTGTAGAAGCCGGACAGCTTGATCTCGCGGCGCATCTGCTCGTCGTGGTACTGCAAGAACGTCTTAACGCTGTCGTCCTTGCGGAGGCTTTCCATGTCCTCGAAGGATTTTCCGGGAATATGGCCCAGCGTGGCCTTGTGCCAGGTCGGACCGACCGTCCGGACGCCCGGCCCAACCCACCAGCCGATGAGTCCGTCGCGCCAGGTCAGCATCGCGTCCTGGGCGACCCCGTCGTACATTTTGGTCTTGCGCTTGGCCCCCTTGCGCGAGATGTTGTCGAGGTCGTAGCGGCGGGGATTGACGTAGTCGACGGCCGTCTGCTGATGGTCCTCGAAATCCGCACGGACCTCTTCGTAGCGGGCTTGCGAGGTTATCAGGGCTGTCACTACGTCAGCGCTGTTCATGTTCTCAATCTCTCCCCCACTTGAGCACCAAACCAAGCCCAAGCTGAAATGACTTGCCGATGAAATTCCGCGTCACATCCCAGGGGGTAGTCTCGAACGGGTATCCCAACTGCGCCGCCATCTCCCTCAACTCCACCAATGAATCTCCGTGAATAACCATTTTGGGTTCGTCGGCGGCCAGACCACACCTACTGGCCGACCAAATCTCGACCAAGTTCAAGTCAATCTTGTCCAGCGCTTCTTTCTCGGTCACGCCACGTTCCTAATGTGGGCTATCGCCCTGAATGAGTTGGGTCCAGGGTAGATGGCCACAGGACGACCTTCTTCATCGTAGGAGAGCATCCAAAAGCCTTGTGCCCTCTTGACAGGATAACCTTTGAATGTCTCCGTTCCTGGAGCAACAAAGAAGGCCACTGCCGCCGCCACGCCACCAAAGCACGTTCTCAGAAAGCCACGTCGGTTCATAGGTCAATCCGGGTAAATCGTCTCGATCTCGCCCGCGTCCGCCAAATCCGTCAGCGTCGGCGGCTTGGCCTTGCGGTTCGCCACTGCCCGCCGGGCCTTCTCGTCGTACCACCGGGCGAACGCCAGCACGTCCTGCTTGTCCAGAGTCTCCAGCATCAAGGGGTCGCCGCCAAACCGAATCCACTTCGGGACGACGTCGTGGCCGGCGAACATCTGCCGGCGGGGGTCGTTCAGCGGGATCTTAGCCATCGGCTCGCCGTGGGCCAGCAGGTCGAACGCAAACGTCGCCTTCACCTGCGGGAGAGCCAGAAATACCGGCAGATACGGCAGACCCCACTCACAGAGCTCATCGCCGCAGGCCGCCGCCTTCTCAGGATCGTCCGTCAAGAGCCGCACACGAACGTCGCGACCGCCGGACCCCCACGGAAACACGCAGCCGGTATCCCGAGGGACTTTCCGGCCGACCGCAGCGATTTGGTTGGGGAATGCGATCACGCACACGCCTTTCTATAGGATTCCTGGAAGTGTTCTGCCGTCGTTCGAGCCATCGCTATACCCTTTACATCCCCGAACACACAAGATGTTGTGGTCCAGTACGATTGACACACTATATATGGTGGGTTCGAGGTGTCAACCCTTTTCTGAAACAAATGTGCAGGGTGGCAGATTTCCTGTGGACAATCTGCGGACGTAGGGTAAAGTGGGTGCCAATGGAGCCTTTAGTACTTGATTACATTCGCACTTATCGCTATTGAGCCGGGCCGGCTTGTGCGCCCATTTCTCGGTACTTGGGGCTCCACGCACGACCGGCCCGCTTTTTTTAGGTGTGCCGTGGAAGAACAGTGGAAACCAGTAGTTAGATTCGAAGGACTGTATGACGTTTCGAGCCAAGGAAATGTCAGGACATACTGGAGACTCATAGACCGACCTGCGAAGTTCACGTTCTGCAAGATGTGGGTTATATGCGAAACACCATCGGAAGCAAAGATACAGGAGTTTCCGGACGGGTACGTGTACGCGAAATTACGTCAAAGAAATGGCAAACTTCTGTTGACGGCCGTACACAGGATGGTTCTTGACGCTTTTGTTGGAGAGAAAAGGAAGGGACAAGTGTGCAGGCACAAAGACGGTATCACCTACCACAACACAGTAGACAATCTACAGTGGGGAACAACAAAAGAGAATGCGGAGGATGGAGTCAATCATGGGAGACACAAAGGCCGAGTCGTATCTGACCTGGACATGGTTATTCTCAGGCATAAGCACAAGCACGGCGTGCCGTTGGTAAATCTCGCGTTTGACTACAAAATCAGCTTTAGGCAGGCCAAAAACATAGCTGACGGAAAGACAAAGGTCTTCCGGGATGCGATCGACAAATTGGAACGACCTCGCGACTCGACGAAGAAGGGTTGATCCGATGCCGCGATACGTCATAACAGAGTGGGAATCCCGTTACGAGGTGGACGACAAGGGGTCTTCATACAAAGACGGGAAAGCAAAACGCTCCGGCCCACTGGAGTACATCCGCCTCAAGGTGCATGGGTACTCGATCGGTCTTGGCTGGCGCAAACTTATTGCTGAGGCTGGACGCCGGGAAGCTCCAGGAGTTTTCGGGATTTTCTGTAAACTCCTGGAGATTGCCGGAGACGCCAAGAGGGAAGAGAGGGGATACTTGGATGACACGCCAGAAACTCCGATCCACTTCCTGCTTGACCTGGATGAGAAGCAAGTCGCGGCGGCAATCAAGACTCTGTGTAAAATTGGGTGGATTAGACAGGATGGGCATGGAAAAGAAGAAAGTACCAAAGAAGAAAGAACCAACTCAACTCAACACAACACAACACAACCCTCCGGAATTCTCCCGGAGGTTTCCGGAACTTCCGGGAAGTCTACCCCGGTAAAGACGCAATTCCTTGAGTTCATTAGACTTACAGATGAAGAGTATGCAAAGTTGGTAGACAAGTTTGGGAAAGACGACGCGGACGCCAAAATCCAAGAACTCAACAACGGCATCGGCTCCCACGGGTACAAGTACAAGTCACACTACCACACGATTCTGGCTTGGGCGTCCAAACACACAAAGGATCGACAGGCAAACAGTGCGATCGTCCCCGGTGAAACACCGGAAGAGCTTCTGGCCCGGCTCGAAGCGAAGGGCCTGATCTACGAGGTAAAGTCATGAACCGAGCAGATGCGGCAAAATTCGTGCAAGAGCAAATCTCAGCCCGGTACAGGGCGATGAACGAGGTGCAGATGGGAGACTGGATATCCGCCGTGCAG